TTAATGAGAAGTTTTATCGTCTTTCTGTGGCTTACCGTTAAACATATCACACAGCATGTTCAGCAGCAGCAGACGAACCTTAAACGGGGAGTGAGTAAACACGCTCATGCACCTCTGAAATTCGTTCATATTGACCTCCTTACTGACTTGTTCGCTCCCGACCTTCCATGCCCGGTTGAACGTATTACATACAGATATAGCACAGGCTATATTTTAAAGCATTAACTATCTACTAAAAACAGTAAGTTGCTTTATATTCAATGGCATAGCAAAAGAAATATTCGTCAGTATAGGGCAGTATTTCTATTCTGCTGCGACATTTTTGCGACACTTTAGCGGGTTAAGGCGTGCTGCATCTTCTAAATGGTTGGGGGAAAAATGGGCGTAGCGCATTGTCATTGAAATGTCTGCATGACCAAGAATTTTTTGCAGAACAAGAATATTTCCGCCGTTCATCATAAAGTGACTGGCAAATGTATGTCGCAATACGTGCGTTAACTGCCCGGAGGGTAGTTCAATTTGCGCCCGCTCAAGCGCTGAACGGAATGCGTTGTAACAAGAATCTGGGAAAAGAGCGCCGTTTTTGTTGGGTATCTCAGAAAGAATTTCTTCATCAAGTGGAATTGTTCGATTTCGCTTCCCTTTGGTTTTGACGAATGTAACCTTGCCTGCTGCAATTTGTGAACGCCTTAAGGTTGCGGCTTCATTCCATCTCGCACCGGTTGCAAGGCAGAGCTTCACAATAATCTCAAGATAGCCTACGGTGCTGCGACGACACTCAGACAGGAGCCTGTCTATTTCCTCAACCGTCAAGAATGCCATTTCAGCTTCATCTGTTCGATATTGGCGAACGTTTTCAAGAGGGTTTGGCGCTGACCATTCCCCGATCCGTTTAAGTTCGTTGAACGTTGCCAAAAAATAGGCATGTTCAAGGTTCATTGTTTTTGGGGAGACTTTTGTTACGCGATTGGTCCGGGATAGTTGTCCATCAAGCCTTTTTGCCCGGTATGCAGTGAACATCTGCGCATTGAATTCTGATGCAAGGGGAAAGCCCATGCACTCAGCAGCCCAAGACATGGCATCTTTGCGCTTCAAACCATTGGCTAAAGCGACGCCGTGTCGCTCGTACCACAAGTTGACGATGTCGATTAGAGTGCGATGATCTTTGGCTTCACCTAGCCAAGGCGAATCTTCCACTTGCTTAAGGGTATAGCTCTCAAAGGCCAGCGCTTCGCCTTTAGTTGAAAATTTTTTGCGAATTCTTTTTCCGTTTTTGCCATTACTGCGGTCAACGGTGTAAAAATCAGCTATCCAATCACCAGTTGGTAACTTCCGAACAGACATTTTATATCCTTTATTGTGAAACGTCCTAGTTTATAAGATGGTCTTTGGGAATGGCAGCTATTAGCCACTTTCATTATTAGAATTTTCTTTAATCAGTTTAATGTAATCATATTTAAAAATACAGATGCTATTATCTTTAAGCGATAGTGCAAAGGCTTTGTCAGATATATTATCGATAAATCTATATCTTACGGACGGATCACTTGTACAGTTTGAATTTGATTCAATAAGAAACGTGTCTTTGCCATCAATGATTTTTTCTGCGTTATATACCCCTTTGCTAAGAAACAAAATTGGTAAAAAGCATATAATGGCATATGAATATTTTTGATTTTTTCCGGGGATGATTTTTTCAATAGATTGATTGTCTACGGTTTTCCAAAAAACGATAAAAGAAATTATGAAACCAATCGCAACATATCGCTGAATTGTAGAGCCAAAAATTAATGTATAAGTTAAGCCAGAAAGAGATATTACGCACAATACGGAAAGGTAAATAACCTTCACAACTATTATTGTTTTTAGTAAGGAATGTTTCTTCTTGAAGTTTCTAATTTCTTCGCTTGTTGGTGTGTTAAATTTTGTTAATGCTGTTTGAATGAAATACAATATTAGGCTTGTAATCATTGGAATGATTACGGATTTAACAATGTCGGAGAAATTAATGAACTGTAATATATTGATTTCGAAATTACTCCAAAAACCCCAAAGATAAGATACGCTGAGGATAAGTAAATATGCTGTAATTACAGTGCTGTTAATATATGATTGGGTTCTCATCATTGCAGTAGACTCCTTCTGGGAGTTGTGTGGCATATGTCATATATATGTGAATACATCACGGTTAGCATAACTAATGTAAATCTGTTAACCGTGAAATTATATCTTTGATAAATAGTTGGTTAGTTATTTAAGAGTTTTTGTTTTTGCTGTTGAAATTCTGCATCTGTTAATATCCCTTTTTCTTTCATTTCGGCAAGTTGTTTTATTTTTTCGATGGTTTCATCAAGTGCGTTTTTATCATTAGATGATTCTGTAGTGTTTTTGCTTTTCTCATTCAATTTGTTTCTTGTTTCATTGACTAAATTTGTAAATGGTATGACGGAGCTTTTAGCTACATTTTTAATTATGTAATTCTGACCACTAGTTGAGATCATTATTTCACCTAGTAAAATTCCTGTTTTACCACCAACGCTAGCAATGTTATTTAAGTTTATATCCACTTGTTTTAAGCCGAATAGCATGCCTTTATCAAGGAAAATAACTCTTTGGTTAGTTAGCGTTATAAGCCAAGTATTGCCATCCATCATCCCGCTTGCTATTGCAAGTGGTGTTTCTAGAGAGTTTAATATCTTTGGAAGATGAAAAAACTCTTTTTTTGTTCCAAAAGAAGCATCCCCTGAAATTTTTGCGAGTCTTTTGAACTCTTCTTTTAGTTCTGAATCTGACGCTTTTGTGTAGTCAATCATTATGAACATCCTGTTATCAATTAATTGTTAAAACTACTCTGCCTAGAATATTAATGTCATCAATTCCACAGTCGAAAGCCATGCCCACACCGCTTACCCTTACCTTTTTAATCGGTATTCGTGTAAGTGTGCGAACACTTGTTTTACCTTCAATTTCAACCAACCACTGATCGTCATAGATTTCAGTGAACGATTTGTCCACGATAAATTGATTTACTCCTTCAAGGATGCAAACTGGGGATAATGGCAATGCCTTGCCAGGCAAAAAGGAAATTTTGTCTAACATATACATTCCAGCTTCATAAAGTAGTCCGTCCACGATTTTGCATCGCGGCATCTTGAAGATATCCAGCTCCTCATCATCGAACTTCCTACCTTGCCCAGTTGCTAACCATTCAAGGGAAGCCCCTGTTTCAGCTACGCAGCGAACAACCATATCTGCTGGAAATCCTCCGCGCTTATAGCGCCCGGCCAAACTGCTTGATGCCATCTCAAAGTGATCGGCGAGCATGAGTTTAGATGTGAAACCGTAGGCTTCAATTATTCGGTCTAACACTTCACTGCTATGGCTGATTTGTCCGTAAGAGAATTTGCTCATAAAATCGCCAGACTTTCGTAAAAAGCTAAAAATTTATTGATTTGTCGCTTAATACAATCTAGCCTCTCCTCGTTGTAGTTTTTTACGAATATTGACTTTTATAACCTGACATTGCCGTGTCAGATAACTGATGGAGTGTGCATCATGCGACCTAACATTACAATCGTCATTCCTGAACCGTACTTACCGTTAGATGAGTACTGCCGCCGAACGGGAACTAATAAAGAGACTGCCAGGAACCTGATTGAATACGGGAAATTGCCTATCAAGCCGAAGGGTGCGCAGAAAAAAGGCCTCATCGAAGTGAACATGGCTGCGCTAACCATTCAGGCGTTAAGCGAATGCGATATTTCGCTTAACGCGTAATTCAGGCTAGCAATTAGGAATCAGCGAATCATGTACGATTACAAGGTTTCCATACACAATCACTTTGATGCTGCCTGCCTTGCTTTTGCTCAGTCACATAATGTTGAGAAATTGGCTAAAAGGGTTGGGATGCGTCCGGCAACTTTGCGTTGCAAACTCAATCCCGATCAGCCTCACCAGTTAACCATCCCTGAACTGCTGGCCATCGTTGATGCGACAGAAGACCCGCGCATTTTAGATGGGATGTTGCGGCAGTTGAATTGCCATCCCTCCGTTCCTGTCAACAATGCAACGCCGGATAACATGCAGTTTTGCGCGTTGACCGCTGCGGCCAGCGTTGGCGCTATAGCCGGGGAAGCGGTTTCTACAGAAAGGATGACCCAGGCGCGGCGGAATCAGATTCTTGACCGTGCCAGCGATGCAATCCGCAGCCTCTCTTTGATCGTTTATTCCGTAGAGGCTCGTTTCCAGTCCGTTCCTGTGCTCGCCGCAGCCGTCGATATTGTTACGACAAATGCAGCCGGGATGATGTGAGGTCGCTATGAAAGATATCGCCTCCTTACTAACGCACCAGTCGCCGCCGCCGCAACTTCCCAGCCATTCAAATGGCTGGATTGAATTGCAGAATGGCCAGCGCTGGAATCCATCACATATTTATAAATTCAACGCCAGTACTAAGCGCCCGTCACTGGTGCGCCGGCTGCTGAAATTTTTGGGGGGTGTCCATGCTTTCTAATCTGGAACGTCAACAACTTGGCCAGGCACAACTTAAACAGATTCGCCGTAAATATTTCAGCGACAAAAGCGAAGCTGCGGATTGGTGGGACAAATTAACAGAAGAATGGCGCGGAGTGGTTCTTCATGCTGCTGCCATAACGTCTGGCAACGGGGACTTTAAGGCGAGTTTAGCAAGATGTTGCTGGAGAGAGCTTTGTGAGCGGCTGGACTATCGCCAGTTGATCCAGTTGCGCCAGGGGATTTCACGCGCCCGTTTAACCTTTGAAGGGTTTGGCTCACTGCGCGATGGTGACTTTTCTAAACGTACAGCTAACCGTCCGATGAAGAAGGTTTACCCGATCAATAGCACTAAGGGTGTGGAAATGGTTATCGCACCTGAAATCATTTTTAATTTGATGGATCAGGAGAATCATTAATGTCAATTATTTCAGTTAATAAAGAGACGTTTCAGCGTGAGCTGTCCATGTGGAGTGTGCCAATGAACTATGTGGTGCACTTCATGAATGGAAACGTCGATAAGGCCGGGCGTGTTGAGTTAAACCAGTTTTTCGTAAACGAAGCGCAGCACCTGACTAATCCACGTCACTGGCTGGCCATCAATGCCGCTTTGTGGATTTCTGCCTATCGCGAGGCGGAAAGCAAAGATGGCCAGATTGAAGCTCTGGCCGGAATCCGTAGCTTGTTTTTCACCGCAGCAACGCTTGGCCAGTATGAGGTGTATTTGATGATCCGGCACTGGTGGCAGGCGACTTACGAGTTACACAAATTGCCAGCGCCAAACGCCTCAGCAGTAATCAAAAAACCAGCCATCCACTAATTCATCCCGGAATTTTTCGGTTATCAATTCGATGGCCGGGGATTCTTTTGCCCTGGAGAAAGCATTATGACGACACAAAGCATGTTTGTTCCTGATTCCGTTCCACACGTCAAGCTGGATCTAATGCTGCGGCGCGCAACTATGGAAGGTAAAGCCGCTGCTGCGGATATCTGTTCTGTTCGTCTCGAAAAACTGGCTAACCATGCCGCAAACGCCGGGCTTAGTGCCGCTGAAATCGTGGAGCTTATCCGCGAAGAAGCCGCAGCAATTGAAAGCAAGGGCGGTGCGGCATGGCAGTAAAGGCTCCTTTAATTATCATTGTCCTCCTTTTTGCTGCTGTACTGCTTGGCGTGGTTGCGGATCGGGTGGATAAAGAGCGATGCGAAAATGAGGCGTCAGCAAAGCTAAGAACTCAGGCCGTCTGGTTTAATGGCCGCTGCATGGTTAAGGGATATGTTGCATACAGACCTTAACGAAAATGGCCAGTATCACGCCGTTGAAGCCTGGCGGCGTGATATCTTTGCGAAAGGTGTGCCACATGACGCATCGATAACTGAGCGTAAGCTCTGGTTTGTCAACGCGCAGGATTATGACTGGCGATCCCAGTACCTCCATGAAATACCCGACTGGCTGGCCGGGTATTTTGGCCAGCGCTACGAACAAATTTTTAATGGCACTGATGGCCGTCGCCGTGCCAATGCGTTTCTGCGCCGCACAATCGGTCAGAACGTATTGCCACGCCTGCGGAAAGTCACCGCCCGGTATACCCTGGCGGGTGACGCTCACGATCTTCCTTTCGGCAAAGAATTAAACCGCCTGCCGTCACTTGACCGCCCGGAGCTGAAAAAGCTGGCCGGGCGTGTATCGTCCTGGTTATCTCAGGCATTTTGCGACTTTACTGACACGCTGGATGGCGCAACGCAGGATGATGAAGAACTGGCAAGGCGCGCCGGGCTGGCTTTTGTTCATATGGGCGAGCTGGTAAAGCTGATAAATTTCACCGCCCCTTACTGGGGGGCTTATCTGGCTGACAAGCTGACCGAGCGCCAGGCACATTCCGGCATTCTGCGTATGATGGCGCCTGAATGGTGGTATCTGCGTCTTAAGCGTGTACGCGATGTGCAACGCGAGCATCTGGCCATCGCAGTGGGACAGGTGCAAAAGTCCGCCAGCGCTTACGTATCCCGTAAGACCCTGGGCGAATGGATAGACCAGAAAAAGCGCAATCTGGAATTTTTTAAAAAATTCGACCTGTTGAATGATGAAGGGCTGCGCATTGCCCTGGACAAAATGGTACATCGCAGCGTGGCTAACCCGGCAATCCGCCGTTGTGAACTGATGGTGCGGATGCGCGGTTTTGAAGATATTGCCAATGAACAAGGGCTGGCGGGGGAGTTCTACACCATCACCGCGCCGTCCCGTTATCACGCAGTGCACAGTAAGGGCGGCTTTGTTGGTCAGTGGAATGGCTGCAATCCCCAGGACACCCAACGTTATCTATGCAACGTATGGGCAAAATGTCGCGCCGCCATTTCACGTGCCGGGATTCATATTTTTGGGTTTCGTGTGGTGGAACCTCATCACGATGGAACACCACACTGGCACATGTTGCTGTTTATGCGTCCGCAGGACGTGGACATGGTACGCGACATTATTTGCTATCACGCCCGTATAGCTGACTCAGAAGAACTGCAATCTCCACAGGCGCTTAAGGCGCGTTTTCACGTTGAACCTATCGATCCAGAGAAGGGTTCAGCAACGGGTTATATTGCTAAATACATCTCAAAAAATATTGACGGCTTTGCGCTCGATGGCGAAACCGACGAAGAAAGCGGCGAAAGCCTGCGGGATATGTCGAAGGCTGTCAGCGCCTGGGCGTCCCGATGGCGTATCCGGCAGTTTCAGCAGATTGGCGGTGCTCCCGTGACGGTTTGGCGTGAGTTGCGTCGACTTGGAGATCAACGCCTGACTGATAACCGCATGGATGCGGTACTTGCTGCGGCGGACGTGGGCGACTGGGCGGCATACACGCAATTACAGGGAGGTGCGCTGGTTGCGCGCCGTGATCTGGTTGTGCGTCTTGCTTATGAAATTACTGAAATGGGTAACGAGTACGCGGAGGACGTCCAGCGCGTACAGGGTATCTATTCCCCCCTTATTCCTGATTCAGAAGTATGTACGCGCCTGGTTAAGTGGGAAAAGGTTGCGAAGTTGGCCGAAGCGCCAGCGGAGGCGGCTTTTTCTCGCGCCTCCGGCGCGGCTTGGAGTTCTGTCAATAACTGTACGGAGGGTGGAACCCGGAGACGATTAAAACTGGAACTGCAAAGCCGTGGGTTTGATGGTTCTGATGCAAATATCGACATTTTAATGAGGGGCGGCGGTATAGCATTCGGGAAAACTTCTCTGGTTTTCCGTGAGGGACAGTTACAGGAGCGACGTCATAAGCCTGAAAATGAACGCTGGCCGGGGTGGTCATGATGTTCGTAAGTGACGGAAAGTAAATATCTATTTTGTTGGCCACCAAAAAAAGATGTTTATCAAAGTGTTTCCAAATGATACTGTAATTATATACAGTATTTTTCTGTCGGAGGAATCGATGGAGTTTTTAGAAGTATCGGCGCGGCTTGAGTTCATAGGTCTGATGACGAAGGTCAGCCGCATTGAGGGTGTCACATTCAAAGAACAACAAATTGCACTTTCGCTGATCGGGGAGTGGGCTGCTGAGATTGACGCAATGATAAAAGCAGAAAAGAAAAAGCCCCTCGAAGGGGGCCAGTCAGGCAGAGGCGGCTTGCAATAGGTCCAGGGTGATTTGCTTTTGCTCCGGTGACATGTTGGTGATCAGCTGTTGCAGCATTGCATCACCGGATTTAGCGCTTGGGCTGAGAGTGTGGGAAAACGTCAAATTCATAACAAAAGTATGACCACACTCCACATCTGCACAGGCGCAATAAATATCTGCGATTTCGCGATGTTTTCTGTTTGTTTTCTTGATTATTGCTGGCGAACCGCAATCAGGGCATTTGATTTTTAATACGCGCACTTTCCATGCTCCATATGATTTCGGATGCCTGGATTTTAACCTTTTTTCCTTCATGCCGCACCGTTTCCCGTTTCGATATTGAAATTAAGATGCAGATTCAGCGGGATTTCTTTGTCACTGTTGACCGCTTCCATAAATCGACGTTGCAGGGGCGTTACCTCGTTGCGCTTGTACGTTGTCTCGGCTTTTTCAGGATCGCCCAGACCAGCGGCATTTTGCGCGATTTGCCCGGCCAGCCCTGCCGGGAAGCGGTGGGCGTTCAGTACATCCTGTGCGGAGATATTCTTCACGCTGGCAAATTCGTCTTTAGCGCTGATATCCCCCATCTGAATAAACTGCACTCCTTCTTTGTCACCGCCTGGGATATTCACCAGGATGGTTGAAAAGTTCCCGATCCCTTTGCTGTCACGCAGCTGGCGTTCAATCTCTTCTTCCACCTCATCGGTCATACTCGGGTCGCGCGTGTAAAGTATGCCGCCTGTGTGTGCGCCATTGTGGTAGTAACGGCGGCGAAAAATGACCGCTTCGCTGTTGAGTAGCGCGGAATGAATGCCGCCGATATAGTCCGGCAGGCCATAGATGTGCTGCTGCGGATCGTACTGGCGCATAAAAATGACGTCCTCCGGCTGATAAACAAGCGGGTCTCCCTGTTGCAAAACGGCAAATTCACCCGTTTTTCGGCGTCGGGTATAGAGGCCGGGCAGGGGGGCGATGGCGTCCACTTCACCCCAACCGTTGCGAATTTTCACAAAGCCCACATCGCCGAACGTCAGGAAATCAAACACCGCGGCTTCCATCTCGTCGCGGGTCAGCCCGCCCCCGATGTAGTCCGCCATCACCATGTTTTTTCGGGCGTGAATAATCCCCCCGTGCTGGCCATTCAGGTTGATCAGTTGTGCCAGTGCCAGGCGGTCAATCGGCAACGTATAGTGATTGGCCTCGTTGTCATACCAGACGTCCGCATAATCGGTGCCTGTCGTCAGTACCGGTTCCGGTTTACCGAAGCGAAGCACGCTCATTTTCTTTTCGGGTGGCGTGGTGTGTGTGTCGCGCTGCCTGTATTTTTTCTTTTTGGTCATGCTGCTTTCTTAAGCCCCCATTTCGATTTTGGCTTGTTCTCATAGTTGAGCGGTTCGTTGTGCAGTGCGTGTGTGATCGCCCAGAACGCTTCTGCGTGTCCGGTTTCCTGCGTGCGGTCTGCGACAAACGTCATAGCGTTTCCGCTTTGTGTACTGGTGCGGCGGATGGCCATAAAACTGGCCGGGATTTCTTTCTGGTCTTTGTCCCACTCGATGCGGCTGCTTTCCACCACGTCGCAGGCTTTCAGTACCAGCTGGTCTTTCGTGTTGCGGTCATAGCGAATCGGCCTGGCCACACGCATGGCGAAATGCTGGATGTTTTCAAAAACCCCCTGTCCGATCCCGGTGACGTCAACGCCGATGTAGGCGAAGTTGTAGCGCCGGAAAAGTTCTTCGATCTGCTTTGCCTGGTAGCGAAAGTTCATGCCTTTCCAGCTGAACACCCGCAGCACCCGGAATTTCTCCGGCGCGAAGATGGGAGGCGCAACAATGACGAAACAGGACAAATCACCACTTCGCGCCGGGTCAAATCCACCCCATACCGGGCGATCACCAAACGGGCGCGGGGCGTCCGGGTTGTGATCCTGCCAGGTGTCTGTTTCGACGCCGCAGGCTTGCAGGTCGGAGAACCTGAAAACGCTGTCTTTGCTGTCAACGAAGACGCACATGTACAGCATGTTGAAGGTGCTTTCGTTGTAGCGGTTGCGCAGGCGGTCAATGCTGGCCAGGTTAAACCCGCCTGCAATTGCGTCCTCCATCGTAATGACATAGCGCCACTGGCCATCCGGGCAAAGGCGTCCGCCGTCGCGCAGCTCGTTGAAGGACGGAAACGGCACATGGGCGCGTTTCTTGCTGCCCTGTTTCCATTCTTCACCTGTCCAGAACGGGTATGCCTGGTGCGTCTTGGCTGACGGGGTGGAAAAGTAGGTTGTGCGCCATTTATCGTGCGTGGCCATTGCGGAGGCGACTTCGTTCAGCTTCGCGAAGCTCGGCACCCAAAAATATTCATCGCAATACAGGTGGCCACTGTAGGACTGTGCGGTGTTTTTGTTGGTGGAAAGGAAACGCAGTTCTGCGCCGTTGCTCAGGCGAATGGGGTTGCCCGTCAGGGTGATGCCAAAGAACTGCTCTGCAATATTTACGATATAGCTTCGAAACACCTCCGCCTGGGGGCGTGACGCTGACAGGAAAATTTGCGGGTCGCCTGTCATGACGGCATTTTCAAAGGCTTCAAAGGCAAAATACCAGGTCGCACCGATCTGGCGGCTTTTCAGGATATTGCGAACATGCTGACCGATATTCAGGCGCAGATGCTTCTGGTATTCGAAGAGGTTTTCTTCTGCGAACGCGTCGAAATCTTCCTGTGTCAGCCCGGAAATGTTGTTTTTGCGGTACTTACGATTTTTGCGTGGCTGCTCGTCGTCCTCATCGCCGCCGCCGTGGTCGCTACGTTTGCCCTGGCTTTCCGCCATCTTCTCTTTGTGCTTATTGCTCTGGGCGCGCAGTTTCGTGGCGTGAGCAATCAGCATATCCATCTCTTTTAATTCCAGGTCGGTTTTGCCGTCCCGTCCGGCCAGCAACTGATAACGCCGCTCAATGGCATCTTCGGTGCTTTCATGGCTTAACAGGTCAGCCCATTGATATTTCTCCGCCCAGTAGTAAACGATCCGCGCATTCGGCAGATTTAAATCTGATGCAATTTCTTTCGGGGTGGCGTGGCGCAAATAAAGCGCACGAGCAACACCCTTTAATTCTTCGGAATATTTAGCCATAGGCTTAATTATGCCGTGACTGTGTTTAAAAAACGGTGGCTTTAATTCGCAGGTGTTCTGCTATTTACGCTTATCCGAACTGACCAGAATTAAACAGGGTGATGCACTGTTATTTATTCGCAATAATCATTTTGCAATTACGGCGAGGTGAGGGGATATGTCCCATTTAAAAACCGACTGGCTGTGTATTGCCACCGAAGGAGATACGGTCGACGGGCGACAGATTTACCGTGAATGGATTATTGATATGGGGGAAACTTATAACCCGGATCATCCTAATCACTACGGCGCTATGATTTGGCCGGAACATTCACGGGACTGGGGGAATTGTGGTGAAGTGGCAGAATGTATGTGGCAGGACGGAGAAGACGGACTTGCCCGCTTATATGCAAAGCTCACACCTAACCTGAATCTTATTCATGCGAACCGTGAAGGGCAGATGGTTTATTTCTCCATCGAACCCGAGGAAAACTGGCGGGGTAGCGGAAGAACGTATCTCAAAGGACTGGCGGTAACAGACCGCCCGGCAAGTGTTGGCACTACGCGGCTGCGTTTCTCAGAAAAACGCAAATTAACAAAACAAGGATATTACGCTTGCGCAATGTCCAGTGACGGTAAAATTACGCAGGAAATTAAAATGAAAACTCCGTGGCAGAAATTATTCAATATCGAACCCAAAAAGAAGTTTGAAGAAGAAAATGGTGATGTGCCGTCAGGTGACGACAAATTGCAGGCACTTGCAGAAGTGGTTAATGGTATTGAAGAGCGCCTGGCAAAAGTTGAAGAGCAAATTTCGGTGGCTCAGGGTGATATTGAAACTATTGCCGAAGTCGTGGACACAGAAGAATTTGCCAGTCTGCGCGACAATCTGCCAACCATTCTGACTAATTTCAGCAAGCTGGATAAAAAAGTCACGGCGTTACCAAAGCGCCAGTTTGGGGATAAAGGCGGCAAAGGCTTTAAATTCCTTTAAGCGCTATCCGGGATAGCCCTATTTATTATTAATCGCGTCAACGCGGGGAATATCTATGTATTTAAATGATCGTGCGCGCCAGTTAATGGAAGCGTTTTGTGCGGGAATGGCGCGGGATTATGGCGTTGCAAATACCGAGCGCTATTTTGCCATGACCGACCCGAAAGAAACCGCATTGCGTCTGGCACTGCTGGAATCTGTTGAGATGCTCAACATGATTACCTGCCTGGACGTGGATCAGTTGTCCGGCCAGGTAATTTCTGTCGGGGCGTCTGGTCTCTATACCGGGCGTAAAGAAGATGGCCGCTTTATTCGCCGTGTGGGTGTGGACGGTAACACCTATCAGCTTGTCGAAACCGACTCCTGCGCGGCCCTGCGCTGGGATTTGCTTTCCGTCTGGGCTAACTCCGGCAAGACCGAAGAAGAGTTTTTCCAGCTGGTGCAAACCTTCTCTAACCAGGCTTTTGCGCTGGACATGCTGCGTATCGGTTTTAACGGACAGAAAGCCGAAAAAACCACAAATTACGAGACTAACCCTAACGGGGAGGACGTAAACAAAGGCTGGCACGCCATCATGAAAGAATGGGACAGCGGCAAGCAGATCATCACTGATGCCGTCACGCTGGATGATAAAGGCGATTACCGTTCACTGGATGCGATGGCCTCCGATCTCATCAACACCAAAATCCCGCAGCAGTTCCGCACAGACCCTCGTCTGGTTGTACTGGCTGGCGCTGACCTGGTGGCCGCTGAACAGTTCCGCCTGTACCAGGGGGCTGACAAGCCTACGGAAAAAATCGCCGCGCAGATGCTGGGTAATACCATCGCAGGGCGTCCGGCTATGGTTCCGCCGTTCATGCCGGGTAAACGCATGGTCGTGACCATGTTGCCGAACCTGCACATCTACACCCAGCGCAATACGCGCCAGCGCAAAAACGAATTTGTAGATGACCGTAAACAGTACGAAAACAAATACCTGCGTAACGAAGGGTATGCCGTTGAAACGCCGGAGCTGTACGCCGCAATTGACGAAAACGCGGTGACCATTGGCGAGCTGACGGAACCCAACGAGGGCTGATAAATGGCACTTTCACCCGCGCAACGCCATAACCAGAAAATCGCCCTGCAAAAGCAGCTGGCAAACCGTCAGACCGTTGAAAGTCTCGACAGCCTGCACATCCAGATCCAGGCACTGAATCAGGACGTGGCTTACCTGAAAGCACTGCCGATGAGGTCTGACCGTATCGCGCATAAGCGTGACGTGCTGTTGCCGAAGTGGATGCCAACGGTTGAAGCCTATCTGGAGAGCGGCAGCGTGTTTGTGCATCCGGTCTTTGCCTGGTGCGTGGTGTGGCTGTTTGATGTGGGCGATCTGGATAAGGGACTGGCGCTGGCAGATATCGCCATTGCGCAGCACCAACCGACGCCGGACAGCTTCCGCAGCACCTTCCCGGCGTTTGTGGCCGATACGGTCATGGCCTGGGCGGACAGTACGACAGCGGCGGGTGAAAGTATCGAACCCTATTTTTCACGCACGTTTGAGAACGTCACAACACGCTGGCGGTTACACGAGGAAATCACGGCGAAATGGTACAAGTTCGCCGGGTTGCAGCTGCTGCGCGACGACAACGGGCAACCCCGCGCCACGGCAGTGGAAGACGCGGAAACGCTGGAAAAAGCCGCCGTACTGCTGGCGACGGCGGAGAAGCTTTATAAAAAAGTGGGCGTAGGCACGATGCGTAACCAGATTGCGGCGCGCCTGCGAAACCTCGCAAAAGGACAATAACGACTACCGCAAGCCGGGCGGACGCGGAGGAGGGCAGCGCACAGGTGTGCAATGTGCCGTGGATTCCGGTCAGTCCGCCTTTTTCGGGGGAAACATGTTTAGTGGCAATCCGATCAACTACAGCGACGTGCCGTTAATTAATAACGGTTTCTGGCCGGATCTGAACCTTAAAGATTTTCAGGAGCAACGCGCCATTCCGCCTGATCTTGATGCGGGGACGGTGGGGCAGGCACTGGTTACGGCAGTCACGGAAGTGAATGCCGGGCTGGCTTCGGTGGAGGAAAAGCACCGGGCGGCGGGTTATGTGACGGCGGCGAGTGTGCCGGGCGTCACCCTGGGTGAGCTTAACGGGTTGTGCGCGCAATACACGAAAGCGGTGTTTGCCCGTGCCAAAGCTGACCTGCTGGGCGAGTTTGCCACCATCGGGCGGCGTGAAACCCATCCGGGGCAGGAAAGCGAAGAGACGCGCGCCGGGCTTCTGGCTGAGTCCTCTGTGACTATCCGGCTGATGAAGGGGCTTAAGCGTGTCACGGTGAGCAAGGTATGAAAACCCAGCTTGATTCTCTGACTGAGTTTTTTAAGGCCAGTGTGCCACCTCGCGCGCAGTTGTGCTTTTCCAGCCTGATTGACGAAATGCGCATTGTTCCGGCCGCGAAAGATTTAGGCCAGGGGCAATACCGCCAGGCGGTGATCCGTTACAGCGCATTGCTTTCATGGGAGCGTTTCCCGTACCGGCTTTGCGCGCCGCAGCTGCTGGTTGCGCTGATGGAAGCCTGGCTGGATGACTACGGCAGCGAGGTGATGGATGAGCTGGGGATCACTGATGCGGAACCTGAGTGGGATGTGTCGGTGGAAGATGAGGAAACCGCCACGGTGGTGCTGACCATGCCGCTGGTCGAAGAACTGGTGATACGCCAGGACGAAAAGGGGCTGATCCCGTGGCGGGGTAAGCGCTGGTCGCTGGTTGACCCGGAGATACTGACCGCCTACAGCGCCGCGATTTACGGCGCTGACCCTGACGGTGCGCCAGTGGGTGACGAGTAATGTTTGCTGGCGGTGAGCTGAATAAAAAGCAACTTCAGGAGCTTCGCGGGGCGCTGGCCAGCCTGGCGTTTCCCCCTAAAAAGCGCCAGCGGTTGCTGTGGCGTCTGGCGAAATACGGGCTGATTGCTGCGGCAAAACGCAACGTCAGGAATCAGCAGACGCCGGAGGGTACACCCTGGCCAGGACGTAAGACGAAGCGGCGCGGCAAGATGCTGCGCAACCTGCCGAAACTGCTGCATATCCGGGAAATGCCGGAAATCGACGCGGTGCGGGTGTATTTGCAGGGCGGTGGCTACCGCAACGGTGAAACCCCTGTCCCTGCCGGGGTGGTCGGATACGCACAACAAAACGGGATGTCGGTTCGGGTAAGCCGCAGCGGCAAGGTGCGCGGCAGTCACGCCGGAATGATGGCCACCATCGCGCAGGCCAAAAAACTGCGGGCGCTGGGGTATCAGGTACAGCGGGGAGCACGGGTTATTAAGCCAACGTATCGGCAGATAACCGAGGGCATGGCCTACGACCAGGCGGGATTATTGATCCGCAAGCTGAGCGGAAAGGCCGCGAAAAACAGCTGGCAGATTGACCTGCCTGCCCGTGTCTTTCTTGGCATGAGCGACGACGAATTTAACAAGGCGCTGGCGCGCCAGTTGCAGGCCATTGGCTTCGGCTGGGACGTGAATGCGCAGGATATTAAGGGGAAATCATGACCTGGCCATTAGTTGAAGTGAACCAGGTAAATCAGTTGCTGGGCGAGGTGACGGAAGTCGAGCGCACGGTGCTGTTTATCGGGAAGGGGACGACCAACGCCGGAAAAACCATCGCGGTGAACACGCAGACGGATTTTGATGCGGTGCTGGGTGTGGCGGATTCCGCGCTGAAACGCGACATCGTCGCCGCCCAGGCTAACGCCGGGCAAAACTGGTGGGCGTTTGTGCATGTTCTTCCAGCTGCGGCAAATGCCACAGCGTGGGTGGATGCCGTTATCGCGGCGCAAACGTCCTGCTCTGTGGAGGGGGTGGTGTTGTCCGATGACGTCAGCACGAAGGCCACCATTAACGACGCGGCGACACTGCGATCCACCCTGATTGCAAAGTTTGGTCGCTGGGTATGGTTCATCCTGGCCGTTGAGGGTTTTCAGGCGGATGAAGACCAGGCCGAATATCTGGAGCGCCTTTCCATGCTCCAGGACGGTATTGCCGAAAAGGCGGTGCAACTGGTTCCCCGAATCTGGGGTAACGAGCCGGGCGTGCTGGCCGGGCGTTTGTGTAACCGCGCGGTGACCATTGCCGACAGCCCGGCGCGTGTGAAAACCGGGGCGTTGCTTGAAACCGGTAGTGATGAATTGCCGCTGGATGGTACTGGCACGACGATTCAGATTGCGACGTTGCAGGCGCTGGAGGCACAGCGATACAGCGTGCCGATGTGGTATCCCGATTATGACGGCATCTACTGGGCGGACGGGCGCACTCTGGACGTGGAGGGCGGCGATTATCAGTCAATTGAAACGCTGCGCATTGCTGACAAGGCTGCGCGCCGTGTGCGCCTGCTGGCCATCGGCAAAATCGGGGATCGTTCGCTGAACAGCACCCCTGGCAGCATTGCTGCACACCAGACGCTCTTTGCGCGTCCGCTGCGTGAAATGTCAAAGGCCAGTGAAATTAACGGTGTGATGTTTCCCGGTGAGGTGAAAGCCCCGCGGGACGGGGATGTACAGATCGTCTGGAAAACGAAAAAGCACGTCGAGATTTACATTGTGGTGCGCCTGTATGAAGTGCCGCTGCAAATCACGATCAGCCTCCTGTTAGACCAGACCACGGAGACGAGCGCATGAGTAAGCGTATCAGCGGTATGTCCTTTGACTTCTATCTGGACGGCACTCTGGTGCATGTCGAGAAGGTCACGTTATCGATCACCGATAACACCGCCGCATCACAAACCCACGGTGTACCGGATGGCTATGTCGATGGCGATGTGTCAGCGGAAGGCGAGCTGGAGTTAAGTATCAAGGCCTTTGCCGTCCTGAAAGGTCTGGCGCAGCAAAACGGATCATGGCGCGGCATCCCACCTGCCGATTTCCTCTTTTATGCGAAGGCCGGAGATGAAGAAGCAAAGGTGGAATCGTTCGGCAACAAAATGATTCTGTCCGACATTCTGGACGTGGATCCGAAAGGCGGTGCGCTGGCCACGCGCAAGGTTCCGTTTAAGGTCACTGACCCGCGTTTCATCAACATTGACGGCATTCCATACCTGGAATCCTCCGCCACCGAAAACCTGATCGGATAAGGGAAATCATGCAGGAACACGAAAAAAGCCTTTATACGCTGCTGGTTATCGGTGCGTTGATCGCGATTGGCAAAGTGCTGTCCAGCAATGACCCCATCACCCCGCGTCATTTCATTGGCCGGGTTATTCTGGGGAGCTTCGTTTCTGTGATTTCTGGTGCGGCATTGCTCCAGATCCCCGATGCCAGCCCGCTGGCTATACAGGGACTGGGAGCCGCTCTGGGGATTGCGGGGTATCAGGTAGTTGAATTGTGGCTGCGCCGCCGTGCAGCCGGGAAACTGGGGGAGGACGCAAAGTGACACTGGGCGAAAAACAGCAGTTATTCACCATTATGGTGGCGAAACTGGTTTTGTGGGCGGAAACCCACGGCTACCGCCTGACTTATGGCGAAGCGTACCGGACGCCGGAACAGGCGGCGCTGAACGCGAAAAAGGGGAGCGGCATTACTAACAGCCTGCATACCCAGCGCCTGGCCGTGGATTTTAACCTGTTTATCAACGGGGAATACCAGACCCGCACCGAAGCGTATTTACCGCTGGGTGAATACTGGGAGTCACTGGGCGGCAGCTGGGGCGGACGTTTCAGGACAAACCCGGATGGCAATCATTTCAGCCTGGAACATAACGGGGTGCGCTGATGACAACTGGTCAGTGGTTGATTGTGGTTGCGGTGGCGTTTGTGTGGGGCTGGCTGACGGCTGACTGGCGTCGTGACAGCCTGGAGTTATCGATCACCACGGCGGCGACGGCAGCGGCGAACAAGACCCGCGCCACCACACAGACCATTGCCAGTGATTCAGCGCGGCGTCTGGAAACCAAACTGGAGGCGCTGGCCAATGCGCAACCGCGTGAAATTCGTACCGAAATGGTTAAGCCGGTTTTTACTAACGTGTGCGTGTCTGATGAGTTTGTCCGCCTGTTCAACGAGGCCGCAGATAACGCCGGACGTACCTTATCAGGAAAACCTGAAAACAAAATGCCCGGTGACACTACCGCGCCTTGAGGGAACAACCGGGGCTTATGTCGCCGGGGTGTTACTGGAATATCAGAATTTATATTCAGTCTGCGCAGCGCGTCATAACACGCTCGTGGATGAAATTAATCAGCGAGAGAAAATAAATGAGCGAAAAAATTAAATTAGCCGTTGCAGGTGTTGAACTGGTATTTGCTCCTAACGTCACCGCGTACAATAAATTTATTAACGATATGTCGATGGATAACAAAGTCGCTCCGGCTGTGGGTTATTTAAATCGCATTGTTGAAGCGGAAAGTAAAGAAGCGCTGGCCAGTATTATTCAGCGTCCCGGCGCGGCGCTCCAGCTGGTTGGCAAGATTAATGAAATTTACGCCCCTGAGCTGGAGATTGAAGTAAAAAACTAACACAGCGAGTCCAGGCGATTGAATCGAATGGACTCAGCCAGTACGTCATATTACGCCGTCATTATCTCCCATACGGGAACGATAATATTGATGATATCGCCGCTGCTGTCTGGCTGGATAACCGCTATTGGGAAAATATGAAAATAGCGGTGGCGAATGGAATTGGAACCGCGTTTAAAGGCTCATAATGAAACAACTGGATTTTACATTAAGCCTTATCGATAAATTAACGCGCCCGTTAAAACAGGCGCAGACGTCGGTGACGGGTTTTGCGGATAAATCAAAGGATGCGTTTAAACGTATTGGTGTGGGCGCAGTGGCCATGTGGGGTGTCGCGCAGACGGTGCGCGGCGCACTGTCTCCGGCCATTGATATGTTCGACGCGCTTAACGAAGCCTCGGCGCGGGGTATCGACAGCACGGCGTTAAAGGCGGTACAGCGTGACGCCCTGTTATTCAGTGCCACATACGGTTCAAGCGCGGTGGAGTTCGTCAACTCCACGGCAGAAATCAACGGTGCGATTGACGGGCTGACTACAACCGAACTGCCGAAAATGACGAAAGTCGCGAACACCCTGGCGTTTGCGATGAAGGCCACCTCCGGGGAAACCTCCGAGTTTATGGGGCAGATGTTCGCCAACTTTAAAAGCGACGCTGACCGCCTGGGGAAAGTGCAGTTTGCCGAAGAACTGGCCGGGAAGATGACCGTGATGCGCCAGCGTTTTGGCGTTGAAATGGGCGTGATTAAAGACCTGATGGAAGGGGCGCGCGGCGTCGGGAATAACTTCAATATCGGGATTGATGAGCAACTGGCGGTACTGGGGCAACTTAACCGTACTCTGGGAACGGAGGCCAGCAGCGCGTATGAGCAGTTTATGAATGGCGCGGGAGAGGGGGCGAAAAAACTCGGCCTGTCCTTTAAGGATGCGCAGGGGAATATGCTCTCGATGCCGGAAATGCTCATTAAATTGCAGGGCAAATACGGCAAAAGCCTTGAGGGCAACCTTAAGGCACAAAAAGAGCTGGATGACGCGTTTGGTGACAGTTCGGCGGTGGTGAAGCAGTTGTACGGCAACATTGATGTGTTGCAGCGCAATATCACCGAGCTGGGGGGCGCTGACGGACTGAGGCGCACCCAGGAAATGGCGCAAAAGATGGTGAAGCCCTGGGATCGCTTCGTGGCCATCCTGAATGCCGCGCAAACCGTTATCGGGCTGACGCTTCTGCCTGTGCTGTATCCACTGCTGAACAGGCTGGCGGATATGGGGCAGACCTTTGTCAGATGGATGCAGATGTTTCCCAATATTGCGCGCGTGGTGGGTTACGTGACGCTGGCCATTCTTAGTCTGGCCGGGGCCGGGGCGCTTGCCAACATCGTTATGGGCGCATCATTCTTTGTGATGACCGGACTGCGCGGCATCTGGGCGGCGCTGACGTCGGTAACACGGATTTATACCGCTGCTGTGTGGCTGTCCACAAAGGCGGTTGCCGTGTGGAACGCCGGGCTGGCCGTAGTGCGTGGTGTCCTGCTGGCGGTGCGCATGGCGGCAGTGATGGCAGGTATTGGTATCAACCTGATGAGCTGGCCGGTTCTGCTGATCATCGGTGCTATCGCGCTGCTGGTTGCCGGGTGTTATCTGCTGGTTAAACACTGGGACGAAATCAAAGCGGCGGTGATGAATACCGAAGCGTTTAACGTCGTGGCGGGTGCGGTGACATGGGTGGCCGGGTTATTTTCCGAAGCCTGGCAATATATTTCTGATGGCTGGAATAATTTCATTGCACTGTTGACCGGATTTTCTCCGCTGGATTCACTGGTGGGAATGGCAAACGGCATTATGGGGCTATTTGATAATGTCTGGAAAGCCATTAAAGACACATTCCTGAGTTCATGGAACTGGATTGTTGAAAAACTAAATAAAATTCCGGGTGTGGATATTTCCCTTGCCGGGGAGAGTGGCGGGCTGCCCGTAACACAAAATACGTTATCCACGGGCGGGAAATTAACGGGCATTGAAAAAGGCGGTATCAGTAAAACCATTAATAGCAATGCTAAATCCACAACCGATCAGAGTACCCATTACGGGACTGTGAATATTTATCCTAAAGATGCAATGACGCCGGGGCAACTGGCTGAATGGAATGAATTGCAATGAGTGACCTTTTATATATTGACCTGCTGATTGATGGCCGGGATTTCGTTCTTAATTCCGGGAATGAACCAACGTTGTGTAATAACGAAAAAAGTATTGGTCAGGATATCGTGCATTCAATTCTCGAAAGTGGTCTTGCGACGGAACTGATTGCTGAACGTAGTCCGACATTACGCGGGGATATTTTAACCCGTCTGGAATTACTCATTGAAGAAGATGAGCGCATAGAGCCGGGTACGGTGGTGATTTCAGAAGAGAGCGCAAAGCGCCTGTGGGTCACTGCGGGGACGTGGGATTTTGGTTCGATTTCGGTAAGGGCTGAATTATGACGACAAAACCGAACGTTGATTTTAATGAGGTGGTGAAAAAAAGCGGGATGCCGACCACGGCGGAGGAGCTGCGCGAAAAATTTAATAATATCGCCGCAGAGGAGGGGATTATCACCAACACCTCCCGTATGTCGCCATTCTGGCGGCTGATCACTGCCATCGTGACAACGCCCGTGTTGTGGCTGAAAGACGTACTGGTGATCACTGTGCTGGCAAATATGTTTGTTGCCACGGCGTCCGGTCAGCTTCTGCGCCTTCTGGCCTGGGCGGTCAACGTGACAGTGAAACCTGCCGTCGCCGCCCTGGGCGTTATCCGGTTCTATAAAACTGACGCCCGCGCCGTGATCACGGTGAAAGCCGGAACATCGATTCAGACCGAACGCATTAATGGGGTGGTGTATGAGCTGGTCACAACCACGGATTTCACTATCACCGCCGATATGGCCAGTGCGTCTGTCCCCGTGCAGGCAGTCGCCACCGGGGGCGCATATAACCTTGCCCCTGGTTACTACCGTATTTTGCCTGTGGCCGTGGCGGGTATCAGCCGCGTGGTTAATGAAGACGACTGGCTGACCACGCCGGGCGCAGATGAAGAAAGTGACGACGAGCTGCGCGAGCGTTGCCGCAATCAGTTTAACCTGGTGGGTAATTACCACACCGACGCGGTATACCGCTCAATGATTGCCAGTGTGGCCGGATTGAGCATTGACCGCATTTATTTTGAGCATGACGCACCACGGGGGCCGGGTACGGCAAACGCGTATCTGTTGCTGGATACAGGCGTAACCTCACAACCCTTTATTGACGCGGTAAACAACTATATCAACGGGCAGGGGCATCACGGACACGGCGACGATATGCAGTGCTTCGCCATGCCCGAAACGCGCCACGATCTGGATGTGGTGGTGTACGTGAAAAACACGGCGAACCTGTCACGGGAGGTGTTGACCGCGCTACAGGATGGGGTTGAAAACCTGATCCGCTGCGCATTCAGGGAAAACAGTAATTTCGACGTCAACCGCACATGGCCGTTTTCGCGCTTCTCATTCTCCGGTCTGGGGAAGGAGCTGCACCACACGTTTACCCTGATTGATTCCCTGGCCTTTTCACTGACCGATATTGTCAGCGATCTGAGTGTGCCCCGTCTGGCATCGCTGACGGTGAGGATTGCCGATGCCTGACTTCCTCAAAAAGTTGTCCGGGCTGTCGCTACCGTTCTGGATGAATGACGGTGAGCTGAAAAAGCTGCTGGCGACTGCCCGGCGATTCTGGGCGCAGGTTTACGGCTGGATTACCTGGCCTGTAAACCAGTTTGATCCGCTGACCTGTGAAGAAACGCTGCTAAGGCTAATTGCCTATGACCGGGATATAACCCGGTTTAACAACGAGCCGCTTTCTTTGTTTCGCAAGCGCGTGGCATACGCATTTATCAATGCACAGGATGCGGGTTCCGTTGCGGGATTCATTGCTATTTTTGAGCGCCTGGGGATTGGCTATGTGGAACTGCTGGAGCGCCAGCCCGGCATTGACTGGGATGTAATCATCGTTCGTGTCAGTGACAGCCAGCTGGCGGCGAATCCTGATTTGATGTTGCAAATCATCCGCCAGTACGGGCGTACCTGTCGCCGCTACCAGTTTGAAGTCCTTACCAGTCTGAAATTTTACATCAACGGTGGTTCTGAATGCGGGGAATACGTCTGCTACAGCGCCGGAAACAACGTGCGCGGGGAAGTGAAGGTCGGGGAATACATCGCCTTTCACGCCAGCGAAGAACAACAGTTAAGTGCCGTTTTTGGCGCGAAATTATAGGTGCATTATGAGTCAGACAGTCATTACCACGGCATTTGAACAGCTTAAAGCACAACAGGCCGCGAATGGCGGCGTACTGGTGCTGGATGAGTTCGTTTTTGCGAATATCCCTAATCTGAATATTAACGATCCGATTGACCGGGCGGAATCATGGCCAGTTGCCAGCCAGATTGTTTACCGCCAGGCAGTCAGCAAAACAGGCATGGTGAACGACAACGCGGTGGTGTACTCCGTGGTGCTGGGGGCGGATGCCGGGGATTTTGAATTCAACTGGGTGGGGTTGATCAACAAAGCCAGTAACACCGTCTGCATGATAGTCCACGCACCGCTGCAAAAGAAAATCAAAACCGCCTCCGGCCAGCAGGGTAACGTCCTGACTCGTTCGTTTTTGATGGAGTACAACGGGGCATCGCAGCAAACGCAGATTATTACGCCTGTCGATACCTGGCAGATTGATTTCACGGCGCGCCTGTCAGGTGTGGATGAGCGTCAGCGCCTGGAGAATATTGATACCTATGGAGAGGCTGGTTTTTTGGGGGATGGCTGGCTGGTAACAAAAAACGGGAATGTTTATACCGTCAAGCATGGTGTGGGATATGTCGCTGGGCTAAGGGCTGAATTGCTTGTTGATCAGGATATTACTGTTAATGCGAAACCATCAAAAATCTGGGTTGATGTTTGCTGGCGTGGATTACTGACCAGTACATGGTCTGTTGTGTCAAAGATTACGGTTGCACCGAAGCTGGAAAATTACTTCGATAACGGGGAGCCGCACTATGTCTATGCCATTGCGGAAATAGCCTCTGATGGAACGATCAAAGATTTAAGGCCATCAGAAAATAAAACATCGAGAAAGATTGATGAGTTACCAGAGCGGTTTCTGAATCGTCATGAGCCTTTCGCAGATATCAAAGCTGATGGTAAGGCTGCTGTAGAAACAGCACTGGAAAATCTGGGGTTGGGACTCCTTGCAAGCCTGGGAACACCGAGTGGTGTTCTTACTGGTGGAACGGGGATAGTCAGGATTCCGATATATAACGGTGAAAAGGTCGAGACGTTTATTATTCAATGGATGCCCGCCCCGGCACTGCCTGCTAATGGTGGGGCTGTCGTGAATTTTCCCACGGCATTTCCGAACGCATTGCTTAATTTGACTCCAGCAGGCGGCGCAACATCCCCTGGTATACCAGGAATTAATGGTTTCGCACGTGACAGAATTTCATGCAGTATCTGGAATCAGTCAAGAAGCGAAGCAACCCAGATAGGCTCAATAATTGCATTTGGATATTAATAAATGAATAAAGATAACCAAAAAATACAATGGGCGTTCAGCCCGTCAGAGGGTGCTTTTTATTATTATGGAATCAAAGACCTTTGTGAAATGGCGGGTTCATGGCCTGCCGATGCTACAGACATACCTGACGAGATAAGAAATCTTTTTATTACTCCACCGGAAGGAAAAGTTATCGGTTCGGTTGACGGTTTTCCAGCGTGGGTGGATGCTCCGTCACCAACACACGAAGTGTCAGTTGACGCGGCTGAATATACAAAAAAATCTTTGCGTGCTGTTGCTGATTCTGAAATTACGGTTCTCCAGGATTCCGTTGACCTTGGTCTGGCAACAGATGATGAATTATTAAAACTTGTCGCATGGAAAAAATATCGAATTTTATTAAATAGTATCGATACTGCGTTTGCCCCAGATATTGAGTGGCCAGTTTGTCCGGAAATGTGATTATTTGGATGCCTGAATATGTGGGAATATAAAAAAATAATTCTCTCCAGAGAATTTAATTTGATTAGTTGTTCAGTCACAGCTGCACATCCGTGGATTTATGGCCTCGGACAGCAAACAGAAAATGGGAATTATCTAAGCCCGACAAACGCTGTCACCTGGCTGGCTGAAAAGCTTGCCAGCGTGACTGAGACAGTGGATGTGGTGATCTTCCTGGTGGCCGGACAGTCCCATGATGAATTTCTGGCGTATCTCGATCCGCTGACGGCGGTTTTCCCCGCACCGGCTTTTGCGCAGGTATCCCGCCTGGCCCGTTCGGCGGCGGAACTGGCAACCGTGAAAATGCAGAAGCCAGCAAAAGCGACGAACGGTCTGCCGGACGCTATCCCGCTTTCAGTACCAACCGCGCGTACAATGAGCAGCGCGGCGGCGGCTTCCAGTGCAGCGGGGTCGGTGGCGCTCAGTCTTGCCGGACTGAAAGCCAGCCTGGCGGATTTTACGGCGCAGCGTAGCGCCCTGCTTTCCGGCATGGCGGACGCAGCCGGAGAGCTGGCGGGGAAAAGTGCCAGCGCCTGGGTCTTTTCTGCCAGTGGTAACGGGGCGGCGCTGGCGCGGGAGTTGATGCAGGATATTCCCGCTGCCTCATCCATTTACACCGTCGCCATAATGCTGGCTGGTTCAGATCTCGCAAATATCAGGGGGATGATTCATGACATCGACAATGCTGGCGCTTAACGGCGAGGCTATCCCGTTGAAAAATATGCGCGTCACTATCACGCAGCAATTCCCCGATAAAGACCAGTCGGGCGGGACAAGTTCGACAGCGAAATCCGAAGAGGGGGCAAAGGGAAAAGAAATGCGCGTGTCGGGTGAGATTGCTTTTAAGGACGTCAACATTTTGACGCGTCTGTTTCAACTGGCGAATGCAACCGGGGCAGGGGGTAAGCGTACGGTTTACCGCGTGGCCAATAATGTTGCCCGTGCTGTGAACTTACGTGAAGTGACGTTTTCCGGGACACTGGACGCACCGCAGCAGGATGGCCGCATGTCCTGGCTGGTGACATTCACCCTGTCTGAATTCAGGAGTGTGGCAGAGAAAAAAGAAGCCGCAGCGTCGTCCCGTGCAACGAGCAAAGCGCAGGGGGCGGGGGCTAAAGGGGGGGCAGACAATGCCGGGGAATCCGAAGAAAAAATGACATGGTTTGAAAGCAAGGTGCTGAAACCTGTTAACGATGCCCTGGGGTGATGATGAAACCTGTAAAACGCCTTTATTTATCCGCCGATGAAGTCCACCTTTCCGATGTGAACATTGTGCTTGAACTGAGCAACTGCGGACGCGGTTTTATCACCGCCGAAACTGAGCAGGACTACACCGGGAAGACGGTGCGCCTTGATGTGGGTTATGCCGGGTCGCTGCTGCGCTGGTTTACCGGGTACGTTGAACGCTCCCAGCCTGCTGGCCGGGGATTTGTGCGCCTCTTTGTCCGTGAACTGGCAGGCGTCTTTGACAGGGCCTGGCCATGCTCATTTCAGCATCCCACATTACGGGATGTTGCCGCCTGGCTGACGGAAAACAGCGGCATCACGGTGACTGTGCCGGATGCGGGTTACAGCAACACGGCCATTCCGCATTTCACCCATTCCGGCACGGGCTTCCAGCTGCTTAACAGTCTGGGTAAGGCTTTTGCGGTCAGGGATTATGTCTGGTATCAGTTGCCGGATGGCAGCCTATACGCAGGCGGCGCTGAGTCTGCCCTGTTCGCCGGGCGTCCGGTAGATATTCCCCATGAGTTCAGCCAGGGCAATGCAGCCGGAAATACGATGACCATTCCTCTGATCCAGTCCCTGCGTCCGGGTGTGGAAGTGAACGGCCAGCGCCTGACGAAAGTCACGCTGACAAACGACACAATGGATATTGCCTGGACGCCGCGTAATAAAATCACGGGCGAACCCCTGCAAAAATCGCCCATTCAGCGCCAGATTGAAAGTCAGTTCCCGGAGCTGGCCAGCGGTCTGCATCTGCCGAAAATGGCGCGCGTGGTGGCGGCGAGTGAACCCGTCTCAAGCGGCAATTTTGCCGATCCGTTCCGCCCTCGGTATGCCGTTGATGTGCAGCTGCTTGACGCAGACGGTAACCCGGACAAAACAACCCCGGTTTACTCCGCTGTGCCATTACCGGTTCCTATGGCCGGGAATGATTCGGGGATGTTCCAGTTTCCGCCAGAGGGAACACTGGTGGAAGTGGGTTTCACAGGCGGACGCCCGGATAAGCCGTTTGTACGTCAGACACTGCCGGACGGGACAAGCCTGCCGGACGTGAAGCCCGGCGAGCAGTTGCAACAACAACGCGAGGGGGTTTCGCAGCGCGTTACCCAGGGGGGGGACTGGGTGCGGCAGACCGATCAGGTCATCCGCGAGACGTCCATGTCCCGCGAAGTGACCGCCGACAGCGAAAAGCGGGAGCTGGTCACGCGGGAAACCATCGTCAAAGCGACGGATAAGACAACTGTGCTTGGCACATCCACATTGATGGCCGGGGCTGTTCAGCAGGTCGTCACGGGCGATTATGCGATGGCCGCAGGTGGAAAATATCTGGCCAGTATTCAGGGTGATGCCGAAACCGAGATTGATGGGTGGCAGTCCAGCAGGGTGGCCGGGAATATCGATATCGAGACGCGCGGCGCGCTGACAGAAAAGATTGCCGCACTGCGCAGGAGCGTGGCCGCTGGTCAGCAGGTGATTGGCCAGACCGTGCATATCGGCACCGAACAGACCAATGCCCTGACCATGCTACTGGACACTATCGACCTGCTGGCGGAGCTGGCCAGTCAGTGCGCCAGCCATACACACCCCGGAACGGGCGCGCCTGTGCAGTCTGGCGCGTTTACGCAGACGGCGACAAAAGCAGGA